AGCGATGATCCTGAGTTCAACCTGATGATTTCAGCATCTGTCCTTGGTGACATCCAAGTGCCGGAGGCAGTCAGCAGTAAGTTCAATACCAATCTCTATGACTTTGAACTTGCCAAGACCAGCCTAGACCTTAAAAAGCACTTCATCAGTAACTATATGATGGGCTATGATGAGGAAATAATTAAGATGGCTAAGGAGTACGGTCTGGATGGTAATGCCGTTGAGGAGCTTCGGGTGACCAAGAACAGCGGAGATAAAATCAAGCTAGCACTCAAGAAGATGAAGGAGCTGGAGGAGAAGGCTAAGAATGCCACCAATAGCAATCAATCTGATGAGTTCTTAAAGAAAATGGCAGAGGCTCAGGCCAAGTATGATGACCTGGTAAGCAAGGCAGAGGCAGATAAGCATCTGATTGAGCAGAAGTTTGTCAGTAAAATGAAAAATCTCTGGGAGCAGACTCAGCTAAATGGCATCCAGTGGAACGATCAGATTCCAGAGGCTGCCAGAGTTCCAGCTTATCAGGCTGTGCTGGATAAGAAGCTGGCTCAATTGGATGGTCAGCTTATCTATGATGCTGAGCGGAATATTGCCCGACTTGTTAATGCTAAAGATTCAAGTTTGCCTCTTGTTCATAATGGAAGAGAGTTTTCATATTCTGACCTTTCTGCATTAGTTTTGCAAGAGAATAAGCTGTTGAAGGAGCAAGGTCAAGGTGGCACTAACCAGGTTCAATTCGCAGCAGGCACACCATCAATACCGACTATTCCTACACAGGCTAGTCAAGGCACTCCACTTCCTGCATCGGTTCGCTCAGCACTTGCTGACATTTCGAATCTTGCGGCTAAACTTTAGTTTAAAAAATGTCACTTTCAACAGCAAATGTCTGTCCAGCGATATTAACCTCCCTGGCTGACAACCTAATAAACAACCCAAGTAATGTGCAGATTCATGGCGGTATGCTTGCTGCACTTACCAGCCCATCAAATCTGGCAGCTGGTCAAATCATCCGTCAGGCCAATGACAATGGCACAGGACAACTCAAGGAAGTTCGTGTGGTTTACAAGGAGCGCAAACTAGCTTCTTCTGCTACCGACACCAAAGATTGCGTGGCTGATGGTCAGATGAACTACATCGAGGAGACAGTTCCAATCAACAATTATCGTGGAGTTAGCTTCACAATGTCTGAGGCTCAGATTCGTACATATTGTGACAGCTATCTTGAGCTTACTCAACTTACGGGTTCGGTTCAACCAGGGCAAATTGTGGAAAGGGCTAATGGCATCGGTGCAGCTCAAGGCGCATTATCGGTTATTCGTGAGATGTTCATGGACTTCCAGCTTTCAGCCAATGCTCTTGTGCAGGCAATCAATGATGACCTGATCACTGCTGCACTTGGTGGAGTTGGTAATTGGTTTGGAGGTGGAACTAATCCTAGTTACACCGTTGAGAACTCTACTGATGGCTCTGTAAAGGCTAAGGGTCTGTTCGAAATGAAGCAGAACTACATGAACACTGGGTTCAACGGTGCGCCTATCATTGTAGGTGGTGCTGGTGCGCTTCAGCGTGTATGGATGAACGATAGCCGCTACTTCGGTCAGGGTGCTAATGGTATCAACTTCGCAACTGTCCGTGATAACACTGGCATTGCTGACTTCTATTTTGATACCAACATCGCTGGCAATATGACCGATCAGGATTCTGCCATCGTGTTTGCTCCGGGTTCACTTCTGTATCTGCCTTACCTCAACTATGTTGGTAACTATGGTCAGATTGGAGTTATGAATCGCTTTACTATGCCGATTCCGGGCTTACCCTCTGTGCGTCAGGACGTTAGGATTCTTCCGGATGAATGCCAGGAGACATACCAGGTCTTTTGCGAGGCAGCGTTTTACCTATATTCTGCTCCTACTGCTATGTTCCCAGCTGGTGATTCAAATGCAGGTGTGAACGGAGTATTCAAAGCTCAGTTTGTTGCTGGTGTTTAATTAACCACAACTCAAAAAAAGAGGGAGGCCAAAAACCTCCCTTTTTTTGTTTCTAACATTTACACAATAACTCTTAATTGTCCTCAATATAGCAATCCTCAAACTCTTCATCACTGCTTTTTGCACTTGGGCATCTGACTAGGATTAGTGGTCTGCCTCTTCTTAGATGCCACTGCCCATAAGTGGCAAACCAGTTCTCGGCTACTCTCCTGCTGTCAAATACTCCTATGTAAGGCTCTTGCCTGCCACTTATTGTTGAGATGACATCAAAGCGATACTTTGAGTTATCCGGTGCGTTATCTGATGCTGAGTGATACATTTTCCTTTAGTTGCGCTCCTGGTACTTCTTCACCATCCTTGATGGCCTGACTTATTGTGGACTTGCTCACTTCCTTCTTGATCACCCAGAACTCAGCCGGAAGCACAGTCTCATCAAGTACTTCCACTGCCTGACTCTTGCGAGTGCTTAGCTTGGCTAGTGGAGTCTCATACCTCCTGATGCCCTTTGCATCCTCTTCTGTGAACACCATCAGCGCAGCCAGTAGTGACTCTCTTAGGCGAAGCACAGTGTTCTCCTTGGCCTTCTTAAGTGCCTGTATGCGCTTAATCTCAGCAGAGGCCTGGTCAGCCTCTGATTCCAGCTTCAGGATGAACTTGGCATAGGCCTCAGCCTTATACTGGAAGTTTTCCCTCCTTATTGCAAGTTCCTCAATGATCTCATCATTGACCTCGCCTCCGTTCTCCTCCATCAATGCGATGAAGGAGAGTTCTTCTTGTGTTAGTTGCCAGAGTGTTGCCATGATCAGAATGGAAATTCATCTTCAAAACTTTCAACCTGAGCAGCCACTTGCTGCTGATGCTGGGCATAGAGCATCTCCTGCTGCTGAGCCGGAGTAGGAGTTGCCACTGCCGGAGCAGGAGCAACTGGAGCTTTCATCATTGCTTGGTACTCCTTGCTTCCTGTAATCATCTCCTGCAGGAAGGTAGGAAGTGATTCGAACTTAGGCCGATCAAACTCTAGCACACTGAACTCCATGCTAGGGTTGTGCTGTGGTGGGCATACCATGCCTTTCATCATTGGAAGGACAGCAGCAATGCGCTCATATACCTTCTCTGGGTTAGCCTTGGATGGCTGATGGATCAGGTTAATCATGCACGGTGCGCCTATGAGCTTAGCAAGGTCAAATGCTTTTGCTTCCTCATCAGTCAGTGCCTTACCTCTCCAGGCATTGAGCATTGCTCTCAGGTTTGACTTCTCATTTAAGCTGAATGTCATCTCCCTGCTGATTGCACATGGCTGCATGCCTTTGTCTTGATTGAAGCACTTAAGCTCTGTGGGTAACTCCCAAGTAAACCTTACCAGGTCTACTACTTTCTCCTCACCCATGTACTTCTGAACTACATGACCAAGGTGAACAACTGAATAACATCTGGCTACATAAGTGCCAGCTGGGATAAGCTCTCTCTGAGTGCTTTCTCCGGTTGATTTAGCGATGATTGCCATAATCTGTTTGGTTTATTTATTGAACAAAAATTAAAGTGCGTAAACGATAGCGCAGATTGCCCAGACTGCTAGGAGTTTTGCGAAAAGGATAATTTGATCCTTTAGGGGCATTTGAGGGTGATTCATATCCATGATTAGAATGGGAGGGTTTCCCCTCCCGATTATGTTTTAGATAAGATTTAAGATTGTTTCTTTTACTTGATTGATAAAAACACCTTTTACCGTTTCTTCTTTTGAAATATTTATTCCTTTAAGATTAAAAGCATAAAGGTTAAAAAGGTCTTGTGATTTGTCATAAGAAACAACCACATGTCTTTTTCCATAAATACCCTTGATTGAATCTTTGCCTTTTACGATTACTGAAGCATTTGTGTTTGCGATGATTGCTTCGATGTTTTGTGCTGTTGTCATGTCTGTAATTGTTATTTGTAAATGTTGAGACAAAGGTAAGCAGAGATTTTATATCTGCAAATTATCTGCAAAAATATTTTACATTTTTTTTATATTTTTTTTCGAATCAGCCTCCCATACTTCAAAAGGGCATAATTGTGCTTGGTATCCACTACCATTAATTGACCTTCATGATCCTCCAGGTTCATCCGGTGACATACCTTTTTGAAGTGTTCGGTAGTCAATCCGTGTTTAATACAGAAGGCATCCAAGCTAAGCCTCTGCTTGTGTCTGCGTGTGCCGCAGTGCTGAAGTATGTCAGCAACCATTGCAAGATTCCACTCATCAACCTTAACCCAAGGATATTTGTAGCCATCCACCTTCTGGGTGTGGAACAGTCTCTTGTACCTAGTAAAGCGGTGCTGTGGAAGTTTATACTTCCGGCAGAAGTCAGAAATTTTAAGTAAGTCCATCCTTTTGGTTTAGGTTTGCAAAAGTAACTGCAAAACTATTATGGCAGGAATAATATTTGAAATGGAGTTGCCGGAGATCATTAGGCCTAACCCACACTTTAAAAAGTATGTAGGCACTGAGGACAACTTCCAGAAGGCAGTTGCCAAGTACCTGGACACTATTGGAGCATTCTGGTTTCATTGCCCTAATGGAGGAAGCAGGAATGCCATAGAAGCAAGCAAGCTCAAAGGTATGGGAGTTAAGGCTGGCATTCCAGACTGTCTGATACTTGATCAGTGGAAAGGCTATTCCGGTCTGGCTATCGAGCTGAAGGTAGGCTACAATAAACCTTCAGAGCATCAGTTGTCAATATTTGACAAATTGATTGCTGCCAACTGGATGGTGGTTGTCTCCTGGTCACTTGATGAAGTAATTAGCATAATAGATTATTACTATGAACATAAATGAAAAAGGATTCTGGGAGAATCCAACCAATGAAGGCCATGCCCATGATAGCAGGCTGGCAGGAGCTATTCTAAAGATACTAAGGCGCAGGAAGTGCGACACCTTGGTAGACTTCGGATGTGGCACTGGAGACTATGCCAGATTCTTCAGGAAGTACGGATTTGTGGTAGAAGCCTATGATGGCAATCCATACACAGAGGAGCTAACAGGAGGCATCGGATCAGTCAAGGACTTGAGCCAGCCATTTAACCTACTAAAGCAGTTTGGCTGTGTAATGAGTCTGGAAGTGGGAGAACACATCCCGGCAGAATTTGAGCAGGCATTTCTGGACAATCTAATTAAGCATGTGCTGGATGATGGCATAATAATTCTCTCTTGGGCAGTGCCTGGTCAAGTAGGTGATGGGCATGTCAATTGCCAGACCAATGACTACATCATGCAACAGATGCAGCAGCGAGGTTTCTACCTAGAGGACACATTGACCAACCAGCTTCGCAAAGCAGCCAGCCTGTGGTGGTTTAAAAATAGTTTGATGGTTTTCATTTAAAATTTGGTGCTTTGATTTCTTCTACATTTTATTTGCAAAAAAATAAATCAAAACATGGAAGAACTAACCGAATTGCAAAAGAAACTGGATGACTGCCGGAGGCACTCAGACAATCACAGGCGGTCAAGAGACTACCACAAAGAGCAATCTGCTGATCTCAGGGAAGAAATAAAGGAGCTATCAGCTGCCTTGGAGTATTGGAAAGGACAGCACAATAAGATGGACGGTGCATTCTGCGAGGCTAGGTATCACCATCACCGATGGATGAGCATTGCCATTGTTCTTGGCATCTTTAGCCTTGGAATGTCAGTTTTATTTTTTTGGGCAGTGAGAAGTTAGTTATATTTGCAAAGCCGAAAGGCCGCTGGGTAGGAGCAGCGTTTGTGAAAAAATTTATTGCCCTTTGTCCGCTTAGTAGAGACTCCTACCTCGAACGGCGAACAAAGGGTTTTTTTATTTTTATGCACTTAGTTTTTAAAGAATTAAAAATTGACATCACTCACAGTCCAGAACTTAACAATGTCAAAGTTATGGTGTGGTTAGATGAAACTCTTGTTGCAGAAGGTATTTATGATGATTTCTTAGATATGCCTTCAGTTGAACAAATTTTACTTGATAGTGGAATATATCTATGAATGGATATCAATTAACCAGACAATGGTTTGAATGGAGATTTAATAATCCAGGCAAACTATCATCAGCTCATGCTGAGCTTTATTTCTACATCGTTGATCGGTGGAACTACTTTGGTCAAAAATCAGAGTTTGGCCTTCCAAGAATGCACACAATGGAGGTGCTTTCGATAGGTAGCAGAAATACTTACAAAAAACTTTTTGGTGACTTAATTGACTATGGTTTTATAAAGTTAATCCGTGAGTCTTGCAATCAATATCATCATGCATCAATAATTGCCCTGTCAAAATTTGAGCAAGCACCTGACACACCACTTGACACACCAACTGAGCAAGCACATGAGCAACCATCTGAGCAAGCACCTGACCCAATAGTTAAACCTAATAACCAACAAACCAATAAACCAATTAAGACTGAACAAGAGTTTAAAGAAGCCTTAAAGCAGTATGAGCCTAAATATGAACTTCCAATGATTATGGCCTTTTGTAACTATTGGACAGAAACTGACCAAAAAGGAAAAATGAGATTTCAAGCTGAAAAGTTTTTTGACATATCAAGAAGGCTGGCAACATGGGCAAGGAATCAAAACTCATTCTATAAAAACCAAAATAAGAGTCTAACCGTAGATGTTCCGCCCGCACCTGTCCGCAAAGTACATGAATCCTTTACCTTTAAGCTCTAACCAAAACAATTATGCAATTTGAAAATTCAGAACTGGAGAGGCAAGTCCTTTCCGCAATGATGATCTCACCGGAGGATAGGCTAACAGCCTTCTCCATCCTGCCCACTCTTGATTGCTTCCAAAATGAGCAACATAAGATTCTAGCCAAGGCAATCCAGGCATTACAAGATGCCGGAGAGCCTGTTGATTTAGAAACGGTGGTTTCCACCATAAAGAAGTCAGGACTAATCAAAGAAGCCGGAGGAACAAGAGCGATAGCAAACATCTATGCCTGCCTAAAGTCTCCTGGTCACATAGAGAGCCACAGCCACCTGCTTATTGAACACTTCCTCAAGGCCAAGCTATACACCTTCAGCATTGAGCTACTCCAGAAGTCGCAGTCTGATGTTGGTGACATCTTTGATCTATTCTCCGAATATCAGTCAAAGTTCGACAACATACTTGCCTCCACAATCACTCGTTCAGATGATGACTTCCAGAAGCAACTCGATGAGTCGGCAAAGGTCTGGCTAAATAGTCAGCCTGGAGAAATCGCAGGCTATCGCACCGGAATTCATGCACTTGATAAACTATGCGGAGGGCTGGTAAATGGTGAACTCACCATCATTGGAGCTAGACCAGGACAAGGCAAGACTGCCCTTGCTGTATCAATAATTCGAAACCTAGCAAACCAAGGCATAGGCTGTGGCATGTTTAGCCTTGAGATGACCAAGCACGAACTGGTGCAGCGATTGGCATCTCAGGAGAGCAAGGTCTTTGCCTTTAAAATCAAACAAGGCGATCTTAATCCATACGATAAGAATGCAATTAATGATGCTGTTCACCGCATGAAGCAATGGCCTATTAAGATAAGCGATGAAGGCTACCTCAACATGAGCAAAATCAGAACGAAGGCAACCATGTGGAAGAACAAGCACAAGATGCAGGTGCTATTTGTGGACTACATTGGCCTAATAAATTCAGTCAATCCGAAAGAGACTAACCGAGTAAACATAATCGGAGAAATAAGTAGAGGATTGAAACTACTTGCCAAGGAACTCCAGATTCCAGTAGTAGCACTTTCACAACTGAGCCGAAGAGTAGATGAACGCAGCGATAAGATGCCTTTGATGAGTGACCTTAGAGAGTCGGGTTCAGTTGAGCAAGATGCTGATGTCATCTGGATGATGCTTAGGCCTGAGTACTACTTTGAGCCAACAGCAACAACTAAAGTAGGAAGCGCAGAATTGCCAAACCAAGACCTTTGCCTGATTGATCAGGTTAAGATGCGCTCTGGTAGCACCGGAATAGTACCTTTGCGATTCGATGCCCCACTAATGCGGCTAAAAGATTATCATGATTGAAATAAATGCCATCCATCTAAGCCAAATGCCAGAACTCTGGCAGACTAATGTAACCTATCAAAACGATCTTATGTAC